AAGATAAATTAAGGAACGAACCAATCTTGAAATATAAATTAGCCCTATCAGCAAGATTAAAAGTATTAATATCTTCATTCTCTAATTCAAAAAAATCTTGATCATTAAGTTCACTATAACCCCTATAGAAAGATTTGGCAAGACCCAAATACTTTCTCTTCATTAATTTTTCAATTCTTGCATCTTCAACCACATTCATAAACTGATGTGGAACATGCTTTGGAGGATCTTGATTGGGGGTGAATAAGGCATGTCCTACCTCATGACCAACCAACATATCATATACATCATTACTTGCTTTCTCCCAGATAGGAAGGATCAATACACGAGTATCTGTATTGAATTGTGCTGTCTCAACATGCTTATGTTCTACTACGATATCTTCAGTAGCAAGTAACTTCGCTAGTTGTGACTTGATTTCTTGCTGAACTGCCATCTGTGTTTTCGTTTGATGTACCTATAATACACGAAAACCGCCTCTGTTTCCTAACAGATAGACGGTTTATCAAGTGTCTACGCTTTTCTCTTGAAGATCGTAGTGCTTGTGGTTTCAGCTTCCTCTTCGGTGGTTTACCCGAATTATGCTGCCAGTTCGGGGTAGAATTGCTCAATGTCTTTCCTGTAAAGAGACTTAATATTATCTATAAGTTTAGCACTCCTCTTGACCTTTTTAGATTCATCAGTTGGCAATTTAGCAACTGGCATATCTTTTCTCATTTTAATGTCCACCCCAACTATATCACTCAACCACTTTCCAAATTCATCCTCAAACATATCTTCAAACTTCCAGATATGGGTCTTCTCTGAAATAAAATCTACTTGAGGTCTAAACCAATTGACAGATTCTGTTGATGGGAAATTCTGCAACATAGAAGAGAACATCATAGGATCTTCTAATAACTCTTCAAGATTATCACCATACAATTCTGATAGGAAAATAGAACATGATATGAACCTATCAATAGGATTTCTTACTACTGTTATATGTGGGATACCTTCTACATCCAGATATTTTTCATAGTATTCTCTGTGAAAGTGTGCGAGTTCTACTCCATCAATACTCTTATATTGCCTATCTATTTCTACATTATCATCCCAAACAAAATCATTACCTTTCATAAGGTTCTGCTCTATAAACCTACCAGCAGTTCTAGGAATATGAACAAAAAGGAATCTCTTACCAGTGGGTTGATGCTTAAAAGTAGACATTAAACTTCTATCCTACTAAACCCTTTTACTTTCTCAAACCTTATATGATTTTCAAACTTATCTTCCATACCAGTCTTATGGGATATAACAAAGATATTAGCATCCTTAATAACATATCTAATAATCTTAAGGAACTCATCAGTTCCAAAACCATCTAGAGAACTATCAAAGACCTCATCCATGATAAGAAGATTAGTATTAACAGAATTCTTAAACCGTGCTACTTCCCTCCATGTAAAGAGAAGTGCTAAATCAATACGCATCTTCTCCCCTTCACTAAAGGAAGCATATGAAAAATCTTCATGGATAGGAGATTCTACAGTCTCATTAAACTCCTCATCCAACTGGAAATTGATATAAAAATCCATCATCTGAAGATACCTGTTAACCTGCTGGTTAATTAAAGGCAAATACTTCTTAATGATTTCAGCTTTAACTCCACCGTCCCTGAGTAACCCATATGAAAAATCATAGTAAGTAACAGTCTCTTTCTTACTAATTAAATCTTCATATGTAGTTTGTAAATTTTCTCTAAAGGTTGCTAACTTCTCATGCTCAGTATTTCTGTTTGCAAGTTGTTCGGTAATTCTTTGAATCTCCGATTCCAGATCTCTGACTTGTCGTTGATACCCAGAGATACGAGTATTGTTTTTAGAAATGCCATGCGTTAGTTTAGTAATCTCCTTAGATAGAATGGTGAATTGATGCTCTCGCTCTTCTTCCTTTTTAATTGCTTCTTCTAGTTCTTTATAACCAGATTGCAACTCCTTAGCTTTAGTTTGAGCATCGGCAATTTTATTTATTCTAAAGTCCTCCTCAATTTCCTGTGTACATGTAGGACAAACCGTATTCTCAGTGAAGAACTTATGTTCTTTGGTAATGGTTGTAACTTTTTGTGAAATCTTACCTTTCAATCCACCAAATTTTCTTAACTTTTCAGTAGCACCTGATACTGTTTCTTGTTTTTTTGTAAGATCTATAATGTCAGCATCCAATAACTCATTTCTTTCCATATGAGTATCAATCTCTATCTGTAAAGTTTTAATTCTAGTATTCTTATCTTCTATATTCTCTTTACTCTGCTGCTCCAATTCTTCTATAAAGTTCTCTTGCATAGAAACTTTATCACTAAGAGACTCTTTCTTAAGTTCAAGAGTCTTAATATCTTCTCTAACTACTCTTATCTTATCCTTAATCAAATTATTCATTGAAGAAAAGATTTTAATATCCAACAAATCTTCAATAACTTCTCTTCTATTAGATGCAGTCAATTGCATGAAAGGAACAAATGTACTCGAACCTAATATAACAATCTGAGTAAATGACTTATAATTCATCTTCAGAACATTTTGCTCTAACCACTTCTGCTGATCATTAGCAGAAGCAAATTGATCCATTACATTCCCATCTTTCCATATCTCAAATATATTTGGTTTAATTCCCCTCACTACCTTCCATGAAGTTCCTGACAAGGTAAACTCCACTTCTACCTTACAATCTTTCTCATTAGTAGTATTAGTTAGCTGCCCCTTACTGATCTTACGAAATGGTTTATTGAATAAAGTAAAGGTAAGTGCATCCAAAACAGTACTCTTTCCAGCACCATTTGCTCCAACAATCAAAGTTGTTGAATGACCATTGAGTTGTATTTCTGTATATTGATTACCAGTGGATAAGAAATTTTTCCATCTTATCTTTTCAAATGAGATCATGATTTTTTTCAGGTGGAATTACAATGTCATTGGGAGTAATAACGGTATACTTATAGTTGTGAGATTGGCAGGTCTGAATCATTACTTCATCCTGAACCTCTAAAACATGCATATCAGGATAATCTCTTTCATCTTCCAACATCATTGCGAATCGAATAGCATCATCCTCTTGTTCAAATAAGTAAAGAGTTTGTTCTCCATCATCATCAATAACAGAGTAAGCACCCTCTCCTTCTCTTCCATGCATAGTGAGTATGTACATATTAGACCATCTCACATGCCTCCTGATAAGTTTCCTGTATCATTTTCTGAATACGAGACTTATCAAGACTTACTTCCGAATCTTCAATATATCGATTGAGAATAGAAAGAGTATCTTCTGACTCATATCCCTCAGTTTCATTATCATACAGATTATTAAAATTAAAATTTTCTACAATCTTAAGTTCAGCAACCCCAGACTTATAAAGTTTATCAATAAATTTTTCAAACTTCTTAATATCAGTCTTTTTCTGTACAATTACCTTTACAATCTTATCTTCATAATCTCTTGTATCAAACATTTGATGATCAGTATCCTCATAAAAAATCTTATGAAATAACTGATGTGGGTTATTAACAGGTGTATGTTCTAATGTTTCAGTATCAAATAAATGAAACCCTCTAGTATCACCACAATCATTCCAGAACATCTCATAGGGATTTCCTAGATAGAATATTTTCTCATTATCAGATCTTGTATGATAATGTCCAGAGAATGTTTTATCAAACTTACCAAATATATTCATATCTGTACCAGTCTCCATCACATATCCACGATGGATTCTAAATCCTTTCAACTCAAGATGTCCCATACAAACAGGAGATCTTGACTTCTTAATCATTGATAGAGTTTGTTCTTCATTCTCCTTATTAATCCAAGGCACAAGAAGAACACTTAAACCTCCTACATCTATAGATCTAGTTTCAGAATATACTTTTATATTATCATACTCTCTCAATAACAAATCAATTGCATTTATATCATTTGTATTCTTATAGTATGCTGTATGATTACCAACAATAGTATGGACAAGAATGCCCATATCTCTTAAACGATCAAAATAATTATTCTTTGCCCATGACAATGCAGCAAAATCTATTCCCTTTCTACTATCAAAGGTATCACCCATATCAATAACGGTATCAATACCTTCCTTCTCTAAAGTAGGAAAGAAAATGTCATCATAAAACTTTAGGAAATAGTCGTGAAAAAGTTTCGAGTTTTTCCTTGCCCCAAAGTGCTGATCGGTTATGATTGCAACTTTCATTAATTACGCAACTTAGAATGTACAGCATCTTTGATGGAATTATAATCCGAATGTGTGGTTCCGTCAATCTGATTACTATCATCAAACACTTCTGAATAACCAGACTTCTCAAGAATCTTATTCTTAATCTCTAATTGCCGTTTTTCTCTTTGTATTCTGCGGAGAAATGCGTAATGTATAATTTGCGTAAAGTAAGCAAAAGGATTCTTGGATTTCTCAGGATCAAAATTATGTATGTATTGAACGCAATTTTCGATTCCATCAGAGATCATGTCCTCCTTAAACATGTAATTAACAAAATTTGGCTTGAATGATAAATGATTTGCTATCTTTAAAAAACACTCACCTATGTATCGAGGTATAACAGGTTTAGGATTATCCCTAATTTTTGCAATCTCAACATCCTCACGATACTTGATAAGTGCAGCAAGAAACTCTTTGTTATTCACATAGTGCTCTGACCTTTTTCGTTTTGCCATAGGTCTTATTATTGCCATGAGTCTTTATCACTACTATGTAGATAGTATAACATTTATCCAAAGACTTGACAAGGTATCAAATTACATATAGACTAACTCTGTCAGGGTTGAAAGGAAATAACTTAGCTTTTATTAGTTTTATTATCTCTATAGATTTTTTCTAATATTTCTTTAGCATCATTAACATTAGATATATACCCCATTCTTCTACTCATTTTTGATTGATTTTTATTATCTCTTTCTGAGTCTCTAAGAAAGTTTTGATACATCATTATCATTTGGACATCTGATGATTCTGATAATGTTAATACATCATCTAGATTAATAATAAACATATCCTCACGAGTAGTCTTTAACCAAGGTTCTACTTTATATCCAACTAATCCATTCTTACTTTTGATTTCAATAACAGTAATGGGACTATGAAGAATGAGCATCGTGCGATTTTCTTCTTCTGAAGCGGCGACTTTAGCATATATCTCTTCGCCAGATTTAAATTTTATTGTTGCATAGAAATCGTCTTCGATTGACATAATTTTATTTCCCTTTTAATTGTATTGTAATTATTTCATAATTAAATTTTTCTTCATTGTAAATTTTGATTCTTTCAATAAAGTGATTTAATGTATAATTTCTTTTGGTATTAGTTGAGCAATCATCTGCTATATCATATAGAATTGCTTTTATTTTGTTTGCTCCCTTTCTAAGAACTCGTCCAATACTTTGCAAGTTGCGTATGCGTGATTTGCTTGGAGAAGCAAAGATAACATTATGGAGGTTTTTAATATTGATACCAGTTGAGAATGTACCATAGGAAGCAACTATTATAGCGTTGTTTTCTTGTTCGGTAATTTCTCTTACCTCTTCTCTTTCTTGAGCATCAACTCCACCGTGTACAAAGAATACTTGACGATTATTATTCTTATTTTTATTTATTAAATCATAAAGTACTTTACCGTGGGTTTCTACCCTACTGTATAAAATCAATGAGTTACCTTTTAAATCTAATGCTAGATTTTTTATAAAATTGTTTCTTTGTTCATGTTGTATAAGATATTCAATTTCATCTGGATAGGTATCAAATTTTTGTGGAGGATGTTTAAGAACAAGACATTGTATATCTAATTGAGAAAGATGCCCTTGTTTCATTAATTCATCTGTCTTAGTCACCTTGTATGATGGACCAAACAACCCCTCTAAGACCCATTTATGCGTCTGTGTGCCGTCTAAAGTACCAGTGAAACCAAATCTATACTTAGCATGATGTAACTTAGTCATTATAGATACTAAGGACTTGGATTTAAATAGGTGTGCTTCATCTCCTATAACTACATTATAATCTTCAAAGAATGATCTTTCTAGTTTATAAACTGATTGCCAAGTAGTAATAGTAACAGGATAATCATTATTCTTTTCTTTCCCTGCATATATCAAGTGACAGTATGACTCAGCATCCCAACCATAATCCAAAAAGTCCTTATACATCTGTTCTACGAGTGATGTCGTGGGAACAACTAAGAGAATTTTTTGTCCTTTCTCTACATAATACCTTACAAGAGAATAAATCATCAATGATTTGCCTGAAGCAGTGGGTGATATCAATAGCTTTCTATTATGTCTTAAGGCATCGTATACTCCCTCAATTTGGTACTTCCTGGGTTGATGATTGCAAATAGCACTCATATAATCTTTAACACCCTGATATGATATTCCTTTATTAACTTCAAAAGGAG